AATTCCAATAAAGCAAAAGCATGGGATAAAGTAGATGTAATTGTTCCATCAGCTTCAGATTTAACAACAGTAGAAGATAAAGTAATTCCTTCTGCTGATTATGGTGTTTTAGGTAATATCGCTGTTGTTACAGTAAATACTGACAATAGTGTAAATACTTCAAATGCTTTGTTTGAAAAGATTGATGGTTTAACTTGGTTGGAAATTGGTTCAAAAGAATGGTATGAAGCACATCCAACAATTATTACAGGAAAAGCATTAGATGGTAGTTTCGCTGGTGCTACAATAGCAGGTGAAATTATTATTGAAAAATCATATGATTCAACAGATTTATCTTTGATTACAGTTAATGTTGAAGTCGGTGATACATTAGATGTATTAGTTGAAAAAATTAATAGTGCTGATACATCAGATTATGAAGTTGTTGCTGAAAATGTAGATAATGCATTGAGAATAACACAACCACAAGGAAAAGATATGGTTGTATGGGCAATGGCTGCAGGTGTAGTTAATGATGAAGTATTAACACAATTTGGTCTAAAACCAACTGTTGCTATAAGTGAAACAACAGGTCATATGGTAGTAGCAAATGGTGTAAAAGTATTCTTCTCTGATCATATACATTATCCATTAGGTGCTTTAAATTCTATTTGGGTTAAAACAACAAAACCAAATTATGGAGCAGAATGGGTAATTGAAAGATATAATGCTACAACAGTAGAATGGAAACAAGTTCCTTCTTCATTACATAGTTCTGAAATTGAAGCAGAAGAAGCATTAGGAAATAGTTTCATTGGTGGTGCTTTGTTTGTAAAAGTTCCAGAAGTTCAATCTGATTATAGTTTGGAACAAGAAACATTAGCAGAATCTACAATTATGAAATTACCAGATGCTAATGGTTATACTTCTCCAGCAATTCAATTAGATGATTTCTTAGGTGAAGAATCTGGTGAAGCAGGTTTAACTATTACAGTTAAAACTGTTCGTTCAGGAGCAATTGTTTCTAAATCAACAACTGTTCATGGTTCAATAACAGCAGACCAAATAGTATTAGCAATTAATAATTTAGCAATTGATGGTTTGATTGCTGTATCTGCCACTGAAAATTCAATTAAATTAGTATCAGATTATGCTTATACTGTTGATTTAACATTAGCAAATACTACAACTACAATGAATAAAGTATTTACAAAGTGGGAAGTTTTAACAGATTATGAAGCAAAGAAAACTGAACCAGTATCAGATGCATTAGACACAACTATGTGGATTGATAATGACTTTAAAGTTGATATCATGATTAATGATGGTGATGAATGGAAAGGTTTAGGTGATAATGTAATTTATATCACTTCTGCAGATCCTATATTTGAAAATACATTGAAAGATGGTGATTTGTGGGTAGATCCTTCTGATTCAGAAAATTATCCATTATTGAAAAGATATGATGATTCAGCAAAAGATTGGGAAACAGTTGATTTAACAGATCAATCAACACCAGCAGGTATATTATTTGCTGATGCTCGTGAAAATGCAGGTCCTGCTTATGCTAATTCAACTCATAAACCATTTAGCACAAGTTCTTCAGATTTGAGAAAATCTCAATATGTTGATCCTGATGCTCCAGATCCAAGAGCATATCCAGCAGGTATGTTGTTGTGGAATACAAGATATTCAACAAATAACGTTAAAATGTTTATTTCTAAATATTTTGAAGGTTTTGAAGAAGAAACATATACAATTGGTAATTCACCAGCATTTCCTTTCCCAGGAACAGAATCTAATCCAAAAATTTCTAGATGGATTAATGCTTCTGGTAATGAATTAGATGGAAAACCATATATGGGAAGAAAAGCACAAAGAATTATGATTGTTCGTGCTATGGCTTCAGCAATCTTGTCTAATTTAGCAATTAGAGCAGACGATATTGAATTTGGATTGTTAGCAGCACCTGGTTATGTTGAATTATATGACGAATTGGTAACATTAAATACAGATAGAAAAGAAAAATCTTATCTAGTAATTGATACACCTGCTCGTTTGAAACCAGATGCAACAGCAATTACAAATTGGGTAAATAATACAGCAAATGCTGCTTCTAATGGTGATGAAGGACTAACAACAAGATATACATATTCTTGTATGACATATCCTTGGGGATTAGGAACTTCATTAGAAGGTTATGAAGTAATGATTCCTTCATCTGCTATGAAATTAAGAACAATTGCTTATTCAGATTCAGTTGGTGGTAAATATAAACCTGCTGCTGGTAAGAGAAGAGGTATTGTAACAAATGCTGCTTCAGTTGGATTCTTAAATGATGAAGGTGAATACGAACCAGTTAAAATGTTAGAAGGTGTTCGTGATGTATTGTTTGATAATGGAATCAATCCAATTTACAATCGTAAAAATGGTGGATTGGTTGTTTGGGGTGATAAAACAATGCAATCATATGAATCAATGTTAGATCAAGAACATGTTGCTAGATTGGTATGTCAATTGAGAACAGATTTGGATAAACTTTGTGAACCTTTCTACTTTGAAATCAACACACCAGATTTAAGAAAACAATTTGGTGATGCAGTTGCTGGTTATTTAGCAGAAATTATGAATCAACAAGGTTTGGAAGACTTTACAGTAGTTTGTGATGAAACTAATAATACAAGAGAAAGAAGAAATCGTAAACAATTATGGTGCGATATTGCAATCTTACCTTACACAACAGTTCGTTGGATATACATTCCAATAAGAATTGTTCAAGATTCTTCACAACTATAAGTTCTTGAAAAAACAAAATAAAAATCCTGATATTTTTATTATCAGGATTTTTTATTTGATATTTATAAAAAATATGATAAGATAGAATTATATTTCAAAGGAATAAAATGATAAAGAATAAAAAATTTGAAGAAATATATAATCCAGATTATTCAAAAATGCCAGATAGTATTAAATTGGTAGAAGATGTATCATTAGAACAATACAAATATATGATTGAAGAATTAAATATGTCTGGAAAAATTATAGAAGAAATATATGGTTTAAAACCAAGATTTTCTGAAAGAATTGCTAATAAATATAAAAATTTGGTTAAATCTAATCGTGTAAAAACAACTGAATTATCTAATTTATATCACTTTGGTGTAAAATCAACTAATTCATTACAATCTACTAGAGAAAAAGTAAATCAAACTATGAATAACAAATATGGTGGTTGGTTTACTAAAACAAATGAATATAAAGAAAAATCTGCTGAAACTTGTATAGAAAAATATGGTGTTGAATTTTCTTCTCAAATTGAAGGTAGAATGGATAAAGTTCGTGAAACTAATTTAAAAAATTGTGGATATGAAAGTAATTTACAAGATCCAGAATTTATTAAAAAATCACAACAAACAAAATTAGAAAGATATGGGAATGCTCATTATGTTAATTCTGAAAAAGCTAAACAAACTAGATTCGAAAGATATGGGAATAAAAATTATAATAATATAGATAAAATTATTGATAATTGGAAAAACAAATCCGAAGAAGAAAAACAAAAAATATTTAATAAAACTAAAAATACAAAATTAGAATTGTATGGAGAAGAAAATTATACAAATAGAGAAAAATATATTAAAACTGTTCAAGAAAAATATGGTGTTAATAATACTTTCCAAGTAGAACAATTTAAAGAAAAATCACAGGAAACTTGTAAAGAAAAATATGGTAATAATAGATATTGTCAATCTGAAGAATTTAAAAAATTATTTGAAAATCAAGAATGGGTTGCTGAAATAAATCGTAAGAAAACAGAAACAATGAGGGAAAATAATACTTTTACAGGTTCAAAAGAAGAAGATATTATTTATGAACAATTAATTCAATTGTTTCCTAATACAATTCGAAATTATGATTCAGATGAAAGATATAAACATAAATGTGATTTTTATATTCCTAAATTAGATATGTTTATTGAATATCAAGGATCTTGGTTTCATGGAGTATCTCCATTTGATCCAACAAATATTAAACATATTCATTTATTAGAAAAATGGCAAAAAAAAGCACAACAAGAAAATAATAATAGTTTGAGAAAAAAACCAAATTCTCAATATATTAATGCTATTAATTGTTGGACTAAAAAAGATGTAATTAAACGAGAAGAAGCAAAAAGAAATAATTTAAATTTTATAGAAATATGGAATATGAAAGAATTTAATGATTTATTAGAAAAATTAAAATTTAAAATTTGACATTTATAAATTATTATGATAAATATATTAAAATAAAAGATAAAATAATGATTAAAACAAATAACTTTTTTCCATGTTTTTGGAATCCATCATTAGATGGGGTTATTTGTTCTATCTGTTAAAAGCGGAAAACAGTTAGAAAAGATAAACCCCTACTAAATTAGTGGGGGTTTTTTAATCGGGGTGTAACTCAATCTGGTAGAGTGCTTGCTTTGGGAGCAAGATGTTGTAGGTTCAAATCCTATCACCCCGACCAGAACTTGGCAACGTAGCTCAGATAGTAGAGCAATAGACTGAAAATCTATGTGTCATTGGTGCGAGTCCAATCGTTGCCACCATATAGGGGTTTAGTTCAATGATAGAATGATGGTCTCCAAAACCATAGACGATTGGGTTTGATTCCCTCAACCCCTGCCATTTTAAATATTTTTAAAAAATTTTAATAATTTTCTTAAGTTTTTTTTATTTATTTTTTATTTTGATGATAAATACATTTGAATAGATAATTAAAAACTCTGTTTATATTGTCTATGGGGTTTAAAGAAAACCTTATCAAAAAATATATGCTTTGCATTTTATTAGTTGATAAAAAATCTATTAATAACAAAAAACATTTATAAGGCTTATAATATGGCAAATCAAATTAAAATGAATGAAGCTGCTAAATGGCAATCTTTGAAAGAAAGATACATGAAGGGCTTGTCTGCAAAAGCTGCACGTAATGTTTCTGTAATTATGGAAAATACACGTAGAGCTTTGAATGAAGCAGTTGCATCTGGTGCTACATCAGCATCTAATATTGCTTCTATTAATCGTCAAGTATTGCCTTTGATTAGACGTGTTATGCCAACTGTTATCGCTAACGAAATTATGGGTGTTGTCCCAATGAGTGGTCCAGTTGCACAAATCACAACTATGAGAGTTCAATACGCAGAAACAGTTCCAGCAAATGGAGCAGGTGTTGTAGCAGGAACAGAAGCATTGTCTCCTGATGCTTTGGCACGTTATTATTCTGGTAATCAAGATATTGAAAATCCAGATGCAGCAGAAACTGCTGACTTAGAATTCCGTATGGGTTCAAAAATCAAAATCCAATTCCCAAAAGAAACTGTTACAGCAAAATCACACAGATTGTCTGCTGAATGGTCTATTGAAGCTAAACAAGATGCTCAATCTCAATATGATATTGACTTGGAAGCTGAAATCTTCGCAGGAGTTGCTCAAGAAATGACATTAGAAATCGACCAATTGATGTTGTATAAATTACGTAAATTGGCAGGTGTTCCAGCAGTTGTATTTGATCAAGCTGCAGGTTCTGGTGTTGGTATTTCAGTTGCTGACCGTCATGCAAACTTCGCATCATTAGTTGGTCAACAAGCTGCTTTGATTGGTAAAAGAACTCGTAGAGATCGTGCTAACTGGGGTGTTGGTTCTTATAACATCGTTCCATTGTTCGACTCTGCTAAAAACTCTGGTTTCGTATCTTCAACAGAAGGTTCATTTGAAGCTCCAACAAATACAAAATATGTTGGTACATTAAATGGCTATTTGAAAACATATGTTGATACATATGCTGCAGATGACGAAGCATTTATGATTGGTTATAAAGGCACAAACGAAGCTGATGCTCCTGCATTCTATTGTCCTTATGTTCCATTAATGACATACGGTGCAGTTATCAACTACGAAACAGGTGCTTTCGTAACATCATTCTTGACACGTTATGGATATATTGAATTGTCAAATTCTAATACATCATTAGGAAATGCACAAGATTATATCTCTCGTATCGGTATGAAAAATATCAAATTCTTCTAATCGAAAGAATAGATATAAAAGAAAAACCCATCGTTATGATGGGTTTTTTAATACTTGATATTTTTATAAAAAATATTATACTATAATTATGAAAATAACGAAAAAACCTAGAAAAGATTTTTATGAATATTTTAATGTAGATAAAACAAAATTATCTAGGGATTATATTATTGAACCATTAAAATTTTATAATATAGGTAGTAAAAGATACAGAGAGAGACCTAATATAAATGATATAAAATATTTATATGTTGAATTGGGGATTCCAAATAAAGATTTACGAGAATATTTTCGTTCTGAAACAATAATAAAATATATTAATAATGAATTACATTTAACTAAATCTCAACAACAAAGAAAACAAAATCAACAAAGAACAATGGGTGTATCTAATCCTTCACAATTACCTGATTTTGCGGATAAAGCAAGAAAAACTTTTATGAAAAATTATGGTGTAGATTGGGTTTCAAAATCAAAACAAATTCAAAATAAAAAAGATAATACAAAAATAGTTAAATATGGAGATAAACATTATAATAATAGTGAAAAACGATATAACACTAAACGAAAATTAAAGGAAGAATTAGGTTTTGATTCAAAAATGGAATATAAATTATATCAGATATTATTACAATATTTTGACAAAGAAGATATATTAATACATTATAAAGATAAAGAACGATATCCATATAATTGTGATTTTTATATTAAAAGCAAAGATTTATTTATAGAATTATATGGTTATTGGACACATGGTTTTAATTATAAACGACAATTTGTTGGTTTATTTGATGAATATAATCATGAACATATAAAATTATTAGAATTTTGGAAAAAACAATCTATAAACCATCCAGTAGAAAAAATTCGTGAAGATTATAAAACTGCAATATATACATGGACAAAATTAGATGTATTAAAGAAAAAATATGTAGAAAATAATCATTTAAATATGATTATTATAATACCAGATGATATTAAGAAAAATAAAATTCTAAATAAAATAAAAGAATATATTGATAATTAATAAATTTAAATATCAAAATTTACTACAATTAAATATCTAGGTTTTTCTGATTTTTTATTTGGGTCTGGTAATTCAATAACAATTTGTTTTGAAATATTTCTTTCATTTATATTTTTAGAAACTTCAATCATAAAATCTATATAATTTTGTGTTTTATCTTTATAATCCATAACAAAGATGAATGGATGAACTCCATAATTAAATTCAATATCAGCTTCCATAGATGCTTGCATATTTTCGAAACGTGCTTCTTCTGTTCTTTGTTCTTCTGGAATATCTGGATCATCTTTAATATCTTCTAAAGCGAAAAATCCATCAATAGTCATATTAATTAATTCAGCAATAGTTAAATCTTTAAATTCTTTTTTATGTTTTTTATTCATAATAATATCCTTATATATTTTAATATACATATATTATATCAGTAATTTTATAAAATACAAGAAAAAATGCTTGATTTAATTAAAATATATTATATAATAGTTATTAAATAAGGAGAAATAAATAATGAATAAAGTTATATTATATCATGGTTCTAGTTCAAGACGTAAGTTTAAAAGATTTAGATTACCAAATAAGAATACCAAATATCGTTGTCCAAATAGTTATCATGTTAAAGCAATATTTTTAACAGATTCAGATTATGTAAATAATTATAATTCTGGTCATACTTATACTTGTGAAGTCAATCTTATTAAATTATTAAAATTACATGAATTAGCAGATGAACAAGAATACAATTCATTAGAACAAGAATTTTTACAATTATATCCTGATTTGACTTTTAATTATAGAGATAGTAAAAGTAGTAATACTATGATTAAGTTTTTAAAATCAAAAGGATACAATGGTATGCTTAGAACTGATGGAACTTCTTTAACACATATGATGTTTAATCCTGATGATATTAAGATTCTTGAAGTTAGATAATAAATTCTATTAAAGTTATTAAATGTCTATTAATATACAAGAGTTAAAATCAAAAATTAATATATCTAGGTTATCTAGGAATTATTTTGATAAACCGTTAAAATTATCAACTTCTAAAAGAAATCAATATCACCCGACAAAAGAAGATATAGAATATTTGTATATTGAATTGAATCTAACTAGAAAAATATGTGCTGATATATTTAATATTGGACAAACATCATTAAAAAGATTTATGAAAGAATATGGTATTAAAAAACCTAGAATATTAGTTCATAATAATGTTAAAAAGGGTGTATTTGATAAGTATGGAGTTGAGTTTTATTCTCAGACACAAGAATATATTGAAAAGGTTAAAAATACTTCTAGAAAACGATTTGGAAATGATTATTATACACAAACTGATGAATATAGAAAAAGAGTTATAAAAACTAGAAATGATACAAGAAAATCAAAGAAAGAAAAATTTTGGTTAGATATGTTAAATATTCCATTAAAAAATAGAAATGTATATCTAGAGTATCTTTTTATAAATGTAGATGGATATGACAAAGAAAATAAAACAGTATATGAATTTTTAGGTGATTACTGGCATGGAAATCCAAGATTATATTCAGATAATGATAGATTTAATAAAACAGTAAATAGATTTAAAACATTATCTATGAATGGATATAAAATAATATATTGTTGGGAATATGATTTTGATAATAATGAAAATTTAATTAGAGAATATAATGGAGAAATTGAATATTAACCAATAATTGGGAATGGAGGATAAGAACCTTCTGTATTATTTTTTAATTCTTTAATTAGTTCGTCTTTCTTCTCTTTAGCTTCTTGAACTAAATTAGAACCATCTAATTTAGTTGAACCATCAGGACCAAGTGCTGAATCACCAAATTTTCTTCTTGCTAAACCACATAATTCTTTTGCATGAGCAGTTGCATATTCTTGTATCCAATCACCAGAATATCTATCTAATATAATTTGATCATCTGATAATTCTTTCCAAACGTGTAATAATATTTCTTCATCACAACGAATATTTTCAGAGATATACATATTATGTGTTTGTGGTTGCCATATAATTGCTAATTCAGAACCCATCATTTTGGCAGCTGTTTTGATATATTCAGAATAACTTTCGTATGTTGTTAAAATTCCTGAAAATCCACCTATTCCACTATCAATACGATAAAGATTCATTGGCCCAAAGAATCCAGGTGACATAGAATATCCCATAGCATTAGCGAAGCCCATTCCTCTTGAAGTAATTTGTCTATATGCTTTCATAACTTCTGCAATTTCATCAGGCATTTTATAATTTTGTTGTCCTTTACGAAGAGTAAAAGCAATGATTGCTTCTTCTAAAGAATTAGTAGAGTATCTTCTATAAACTTGTAAAGCTTTATCTATTGCTAATTGGAAACCATCGTGTTGAAGTTCATTATCAACGATATAACCTGTAAGATTACCAAGTATAATATCTTCTAATTGTTCTCTAATAGAATGTTCAGATTTTAAATCAAACATAGACATTTATAAATCCTTATTTTTCGTTTCCTGTTTCGTCTTCAATATCTTCTTCGGTTTCTTCTTCTGGTGAACCTAAATTTTCATTTCCACCTAAATCAAGGTCTTCTGTTCCACCTGCTCCACCGAGATCTTCATCACCTAAATCACCTAAATCTTCTCCTCCTAGATCTCCACCACCTAGTGAGCCACCAAAATCTCCACCACCTGCTCCACCAGTATCTTCTTCTTTAGAATTTATAATATCTTCTGTTACTTTTGGAATACCAATTGCTGATAAACCTGAAGAAATATCTGAATTAAAATCGGTGTCTATAGTAGAATTTTTTAATTTATCTTTATTTTCAATTAACCATAGACGTTTATTTTCTTCAATATCTTCTTCAGACCAATTTAGATATTTTTTAAGAGCAAATTCGGTAGATATAAATGGTAATCCAGAAATATCTTTAAATTGTGATATATGAGTTGCTTGTAATTCTAATTTAATCCATTCACCAAAGTTCATATTATCGTGGAAATCCAGATTAAATATAGAATTATCTATTTCAACTCCAATTTTTTCACAGAAGTGTTTAAATTCAGCATCGAATGGTTTAATAATAATTTTTTGATATCTACGAATCATTTTAGCCATTCTCATTTCAATTACAAGCATATCGCCTAATCTACCAGCATTATATGTTCTTGAATTATCATCACCTTGTGTTGAGAAATAACTTTGTGGTAAACCAAATGATCTGATTAAAGCATTATCAAAGAATTTAATTTCTGGTAATATTTCCCAATTAGTTTGACCTTGTAAAGTAGTAACGTCAGAACCTTTACCATCTTCATTTACAGGTAAATAAATATCGTCTAATAAAGACATAGGATTATAGATATTATCTGAAACATTATAAACACCTGATTCAAGAAAGTTTTTGGATGGCATTCTTTTTGTAATCATTTCATTCTTAAATCTTTCAATATAAGCAGTTGCTTTATGAGCAGGCATACCAGCAGTATTAATTTTAAATACTCTTCTATCAACTGCTCTTTGTAATCTAAATATGATTGAAGAATCAGATAATAATTCTTTTTGTTTATATATTTTAAAACCTTTTGAACAAATAGAATCACTAAATGGCCATAATATACCACCTTTAGTATTTAAACCAATTTGAATAACATGTTTAGCATCAATATCAAGAGCACCACGAGATAATTGACCATTTTCTTTAATACCACCAGCATTACCTAACATAGTATAAGTAGGAGTAATACCCATATTACCATAAGGAGAAGATAATTTATTCATATTAGTGGTAATAGATTTAGTAACTAGATTAATATCTACATCTCTAATTCTAAATATTTTTGGAACTTTACCTTCCTGTTCATCAACAATAATTGCTTCAACATTCATAGGATCAACATAGATTAATTCATTAGTTTCAGGATCTCTAATATAGAAAGTATCACCATATTTTAATGTATCACGAACATAATCATATAATTTAACATCAAATTGATTTATTTGACACCATAAATGAAGAGTATTTTTTAATACTTCAACTTCATTTTCTGAAACTTCGTCTGAATATTTAATTTCAAATGGTTCTTCATCATTGTCGTTAGTTTGAGTAATAAAATCAGTTAAGATACTTAAAGAAGTATCAACTGTAGAATCTGTTTCCATAATATCAAAGAAACGATATCTATCTAATCTTCGAGTTCCACCAGAATAAACTTGAGCTCCTGCATTATTATACATAGCAGATACTGTTGGATCTGGTTTATTATTGCCATTTTCAGCATTTTTTTGTTTTACATAATCTGTATATTTTTGTGCTTTATGGCGAACTTGTAATTTGCTTGAATAACTCATTTTTTTACTCTATCTTTTTATAATATTTATAAATAATTCATTATTTTGAATTTTTAAATATATTTTGTCCTTGTGATTTCATAGCCATTAGATATAAATCTTCAATAGATTTATTTTTAATATCTTTTGGATTTAAAGATTTACATAATGCTAGTGCTTGTTTTTGTGTATAACCTTGATTTCTTAAAGCAGATACAAGATCTTTTAATTTATCTTGAACAGAGTTAGTATTTTGTTCAGTTTGTTTATTTTGATTTTGCTGTTCTTTAGCATTTAGTTCTCTATTTAATTGAGCATCTAAATCATTTTCTTCTTTTTTATATTTTTGTATAGTATCGTTTGAGAGACCTGCTTTTTTAAATGCTATAGCAACTAATTTTTCTGGATTATTTTCTTTTTTAGCAAAATCAGATGAGTTTAGAGAACCTAAAATTCTATAAATAGCATTATCAGAAAAATCATAATGATTTTGAATATAATCTAATGTATCTTTAAGTTTATTTTCCATATTTTCTTTAACATTATTATTTTCTGAATCATCTTCTAAATTAACATTATTTGCTTGATTTGCTAAATTTTTAGATAAAGTAGAAATGACTTTGTATCCTGGTGCTTTACCATTTTCATCAAACAATAGAATAAAACTTTTTAAAATAGAATCATTTTTTAATCCCATTTTTCTTAAAACTTTATATAAATTTGTCCAAGAACGACCATATTGTTCTAAAGCATTATCTATATTATCAATCATAGTGATAATGGTATCATTTTTTAATTTATTTTGTTCTTTTTGTTTAGCATTTTGAACTTCTTTATAATCTGAATCTAATTTAGCAGTATTCCAAGAATCTTTTGCTTTAGCGAACCAATCTCCAATACC